TTCAAACTTTGCAGCAAAATTAAATGTCGATTTTTTGATGAAGATAAATTTACCGAAACTTATGCATATCAAAAAATTTGCCCAAGAAAAATAATAAATTGTAAATCTGGTGAAAGATTAAATTTGTGTACATGTGTACATGCAGAAGCAAATGCAATTGTAAATGCGTCTACTGATCTTTCAGGATCATTTATGTTTGCATGGTGTCCTTTGCCTTGTTTGGAATGTACAAAATTGATTATCAATGCAGGAATCAAAAAATTGTTTTGTTACAAAGAAGATGAAGATTATTCGCACGGAAGTAGATATTTGTTTGAAAAGTCTGGAATAGATGTTTACGAACTAGATAGAAATAATTTTAGCGACACTCAGGTATAATATTGAGGAAAAATATATGGCCTATGAAGTTATTTTTAAATTTTACAATGTTAACGATGATGGATCATTTAATAAAGAAACACCGCAGGAATTGAAAAAAAAGTACGGAACGATTGAAAATGAGTATCCTATGGATAAGCTCATGAGCAACATTACAGGACATCTTGCCCGTAGAGACATATATGTTTATGATGTTGAAGTTTATGAATTTTTGAAGAAACAAATTCCATTTAAGATTACTAAGAATGGATTAGTATTAAAAAACCAAAGAGTATCTTATGATGAGATGCTTGAAAATAATCAAATTTTAGCAGAACAACAAAATCCAACTAATGTTAGTTTGGTTTCAGTTAATAAGCCAGTTCAACAAAACAAATTTGTTGACTTGTCAAGTCGAGTTGAAAATCAAAAAAATAAAAAACCAATCAGATATGTTGTTTTTAGCCCTCCATTGAATGTCGATAAATCAAAATTTAACTATAAGTTTACAAGAAACAAGAGATATCCTGTTTTTTTTGAAAGGTTTCTCGATACTGGAATTGGCCAGATGCTTTCAATGATTGATGATGCTGGTAAAGGTGTAGAAGTTCATGATGAATATTTTGTTCCGGCAGGAAATAATCTTGGTTTCGACAGTGAAATGAATCTTTCTAAAAAAGATGGAAATATTGATCTCTTAAATTGGCAGGGTGGCAATGAAGGAAACGATGGAGTTCCTGTGTTGAGAAAGGGGATTTGATATGAATCAGCGTGATAAGGATCAGAAGAAAAAAGCTCGTGAGTCTGCTGTTAGGAAAAAAGTATTGGCAAGAAGAGAAGAAATCAGAACACAAAGAAAAGAAGAGGATCGATTGGAAAAGGAATTTGAAGCCAAAGAGCTTAAGAATCTTAGTTCTGATGAAATCAAGGAAAGACTAGAGCAAAATTATAAGATCTTGCAAGGTCTTTATGAAGAGATTCAAAAAAAGCAAGATCAAATTCAGGAAGAAGTCAAGCCTGTTGAAGAAGAAAAACCCTCTGATTGATTTGACTTAATAACGATTTAATACTATGTTAAAACGATAATTCGCCTGTGCGAATTATCGAGCAGTTTTTAAGCAGTCTTTTTTAAATCCGCCTTTGGTGGATGGGAGTTTGTATGTCTACAGAAGATTTAGGTTTTGATTCACTTGATGATAAGCAATTTACCGCAGAGGTAAATCGTCTTAACAAGGAAGTTGGAGGAATGGACAATTATGTCCGTCTTCCAGAAAAAGATGGTTTCGTTGCTCTACGGTTTTTGCCAAAGCTTAAAAACAAACCATTTTATTTAGCATGTCGTGTACATCGTTTGGGAGTATATCCAAACAGCAAAACAGTGTTTTGCACACGCAAATTAATTTCAACGCCCCGTGGCGACCGTTGGCTCGCAACATCCCCGGACAACGATTGCCCTATTTGCATTAAGTACAATGCACTTTGGGAACAGACCAAAAAGATGACTAACAAAAATGAAATCGAGAAGGTTCAATCTCTTGCTCGTAGCATTAAGCCAGCCGAACGCTATTACTACAATGTAATCGTGCGTTCACAAGTAAACACAAAGACCAAAACACTTGAAACAAATGTTGGTCCAAAAGTTTATTCGTGCCCTAAACAGGTGCATGAAATTGTAGTGCAATCAATTACTGGATCAGAAATTTCTGGTCGCAGGAAACTTGGTGATATTGCACATCCAGTTACTGGGCGTGATTTCAGGCTTGTCAAACAAATCAAGGGTGGTGCCTATCCTGATTATGGGCAGTCTGCTTTTGAGGATATCAGCATTCTTGGCACAGATGAACAGATCAGAAGCTGGGTGAAAAGTTATCATGATTTGGAAGCGATTCCAGTAATGCTTCCTATTGAAGAAATTCGTAAGATCTTGTCCAGCTTCCTTGATGGTGATGTCCAGCAGCCAAAAGCTGCTACTTCTACTGTGTCGGCAAGCACATCAAAGCCTTCTTCCGAAAAGGTTGAAAGCAAGATGGCAGAGGACATCGAAGGAGTTCTTGATAGTGATTGGGACACAGCTCTCAAGAACATTGGGGTTCAGTAATAAATAACTGTGGAGGTATTATGAAAATCATTACTATTATTTTGGCAACTTTATTATTTGTAAGTACTTTAGGTTGCCAAACTTCTTTTACAAGCACTTGTTGTGACATATGCAAAGTAAAATCTTGCAATTGTCATGGAAAAGCAAACAATTGTGTTTGCCATGAGGAGAATTGTGTATGTCAGCGTTAACTTTCTTTGCATCATTTTTGATTATGATGCAATCTGGAACGAATTGCCCGACATGACCATCTGCTTCTTCTAGTACTAGCCGGTCGGCGAGTACTAGAAGCTACCAGACTCAGCGACCAACATACAGACCTGCACAGTATGCTGGTAATGCTACAAGTCAAAAACGTGTGGCGACAAGACCGCAGTATCAGCCTCAGAAAAGGGTGATTAGAACAAGATAAAGACCAGACCTGTTAATTTTCAAAAGTGCTCGCTTTTTGCGGGCACTTTTTTTTTTATACACTCTTTTAATTTGGGTTAAGCAATAAATCCGGCATCCAATGACAAAAGGAATTTAATCATGGCGAAGTCTAAAAAAGATGGTTTTGACGATATTTTTACTCAAATGGCGCAAGACACTGGCGCACAAGTAGTTGCAAATCTGGACGTTGCAAAATATTTTATTGATACTGGTAATCTTGCTATTAATTATTGTTGCTCAGGCAAGTTTATCAAAGGTGGAATTCCTGGTGGAAGATTAACCGAAATTTATGGTCCTAGTGCATCAAGCAAAAGTTTGATTGGCAGTAACGTCCTTGCAGGCGTTCAAAAACTTGGAGGCATCGGTATCATTCTTGATACTGAGAATGCGATTAATGGTCAGTTCATGCAACAAGCTACCAAATGCGATATCAACAAAGTAATCAGATATACTCCTGTTACTTTAGAGGATTGTTTCGGAACAATTTATAGAGCTATTGATTATATTCGTAGGAAAAGAAAAATCGAAGTTCCGATGGTTATTGTTTATGATTCCATTTCTGTATCACCAAGTGCTAGGGAATTGAGAGAGACTCAACTTCCAGAAGGTTATTCCAAGGCTGATTTCAAGAGAATAGTAGGATCTAATGAACAGCCGGGAGAAAGAGCTAAGATTTGTTCTAAGGAACTAAGAAAGCTTAATACTGAGATGGAACAAAACGATGTTACCGTTGTTGTTCTGAATCAAATTAGAGATAAAATTGGCGTTATGTATGGAAGCCCAGAAACCACAGCTGCTGGTGGTCAAGGATTGCCTTTTTATGCGTCTTTGAGAATTAGATCACAGACTCAAAAGAAGATTGAAACCAAGATTGTTGGTTCTCAAAAGAAAAAGATTATGGGAATTAATATTAAAATTCAAAATAAGAAGAACAGGTCTTATCGTCCATTTGTTGAAGTTGATAATATTCCTTTGTATTTTGACAAAGGAATCAATCCACTTGGTGGATGCTTGGGTGCTTTGATTGACGCAAACAAGATTACGCCTCAAGGTGCTGGTAAGTTTTTGATTAATTCAAGCCTTACTAATGGCGAAGAGGTTTCGTTTAGGTCTTCTATGGAAAGAAATGATATTCCTTTGGAGATTGCATATAAATATCCAGGATTATTTGATGCAGAATCCGAGCTTGAAATCAGAAGTTATTTAGATCCTCATCTTGACGCAATCAATTATGTTTGCGATGGTGAAATCTCAGATGTTGGCGAAGATGAAAGTGAAATCGACGATCTTTTAGCTTGAGGTGAATCATGAAAACTTGCTTATTATTGACAAGTCCAGATGGTAAACAGATGCCTACCAACCAGTCAAATTATGATTTGCTGGTTGAGTTTATTGATTATTTCAAATTAACAACTCAATTTGTTAAGCTTGAAGATGAAAGCAAAATGCTGGACATTCCACAAATTGCCAGCATATTTTGTGATAGCAATTATCATTCAAATGTGGAATTTATTTCCAAGTCATCAGCTAACACATGTCCCGTTCCACAAGAAAGTGGTAATTCATCAAATTATATTCGCAAGAAAATTAAAGATCAGTTTATAAAAAACAGGATTATTACGTTTAAAGAAATTTGTAAAATGTTTGAGTCTCTTAATTATTCTTTGGCAGCGTTAAATAATCACTTTAAGATTGTTCGACAAGATCTTGTTGCAGGAGGATGGATTGTCAACAAGATCAAGAACGGTCTATATCAGCTAGAAAAAGTAAATGGTGATTAATGAACAGATTAGAAAATGTTGTTGACGCTGCCAAGCAAGCCGATTTAATGAGCAGCATTTTGGAACCTTATAGTTTTCCAAAATTTGATGCTAGTGTTGAACATGCTTTAACGCCATACAAAGTATGGCGTTTTCCACTGGATGGCTATGATATAATTGTATATTTTACCAAATCAGGTGGTAAAGATTGCAAAATATCATCATTACAAGTATGGTCTGAAGATTTCTTAATTTTACCATTTAATGTTTCTGTTAAAGTTGCTAAAATCTTTTTGAAAGAAAAAAATTTAAGTTTGTTTCTTTTGAAGAATTATGACAAACTTTTGTATTGTTGGACTAAGATGACTACATTAGATGGAGAATTGTTAAAGCCAATTGACGAATCGGTGCTAGAGAAAACATATGGAGACTTTTCTTACTTTTTAATAAAAGAAGAATTTTCTTTTTGATTCTGATCTAAATACTGTTGGGGCACAGGACTTACATCTTGTGAAATAAAAATGAGCAATCCCGTTAGTAAAGTCCAGAACAAGAGAATACAATCTTCGATAATTAAACATCTTGAAAAATATGGCACAATACAAATTAATCTTCCAGATGATAATTTGCTTGAAATAGGTGTTTTAGAAGAAGACGATCAGGGAAATTTGAAAAGAGGCGAATCTTATTGTTATGTTATCGTAAAAAATGAAATGAGAGCAACAGTAATAGACAAGTATAATTTAGGTATAAGATTTTCAGCAGATGAAAACCTTATTGTAATGGATGATAAATTTGTAGATTCTGATGGAAAAAATGTTAAAACAATTAATGTTGCTTGATTTTTAACACTAATTTAAAATGTTACAACTTTTTGGCTCTGGACTAAAACAATGAAAAAGAGCGAATCTTACAGTACACAAGTACTTCTTACAAGTGTAAACAACAAGCTTCTTGAATTCTTGTACACAAGATTCAAGTATCGATATCAGGACGATTTGGCTCAAGCATTTTCGGCTATTTCTTCCGAAAAACTGCTTGAACCTATTCATGATTCTCTAAACTGTTCGGAAGATAGCAGTAGTTTTCATTATAGAGTAGAGTGCTTGGCACAAGCTTTATCAAATGAATTTAACAAGAGAAATTTGGATGAATATGGGTTGTCTTAAGTTCTAAAGGGGGTGATTCCAGACCGATAACCCAAATTTGTCAAAACACTATGCGAACCTATGATTTAAACACATAGGTTCGCATAAAACTTTAATCCTTGAATTAATATAAAAAACGATTATAATCAATCTCTTCTACCAACAGAAGAGATTCACAGAGAAGCTAAATTATGGAAATTGTAGAAATTACTGATGCTAATCCAATAAACACAAATACATACTCTCCGCTAAAATACGATAAGTTTGAAGAATTCAATCCAGTACAAAGCTCAGTTCTCCCATTTGCAGACAAAGATAACAATTGCGTTATATCAGCTGCCACAAGTTCTGGAAAAACCGTAATTGCTGAATTTTTTATTACGCAATCTTGCTTACAACTTAATAAAAAAGCTATCTATGTATGCCCTCTAAAAGCACTAGCTAGCGAAAAATATAGTGAATGGAAAGATTCATCTCATGAATATTCATTGAAAAATATTGGTTATTTTACAGAAGGCGGAAAATCAAAAAATGATGATTTTGATATTGGAATATTCACAATAGAAGGACTTTGCCATAAGTTAATTACAAAAACAGAAATATTTAAAGATGTGGATGTTATTGTAATTGATGAAGCGCATTTGCTTGGAGCAGAGAACAGAGGACACTTCCTTGAATTCGCTTTAATGTATATCACGAAAATATGCCCTTGCAGAATTGTTTTTTTATCTGGAACTCTTGCAAACGGAAAAGAATTAGCTCAATGGTTGTGTAATTTAAACAAAAAACAAACTATTTATCTCAAAAGCACTTACAGACCAGTCCCTTTAAATATACATTACAGAAAATACGAAGAATCCGACTATGATGATGGATTGCCGTCTGAATTGGTTGAATCAACTTTAAGTCTTGTCAAAAAACATCCTAATGATAAATTTCTTGTATTCGTACACAGTAAAGCAACAGGTAAAAAACTAAAACAATTATTCTTAAAATCAGGACATACAAGTGATTTTCATTGTGCAGATCTTAAATCAATTGAAAGAAATAAAATAGAGAAACAGTTTAAGAATGGTGACCTCAGAATACTTGTTGCAACAAGTACTCTTGCAGCAGGGGTAAATTTGCCTGCTAGGCGTGTTATTGTGTTTGGGGTAACCAGAGGCAAGCAATTCGTAGATAAGGCTGAGATAGGCCAAATGATGGGCCGTGCAGGCAGGAAAGGTATAGATACAGAAGGCGATGTCTACATCTTCATTCCAGAAAGCAAAAAATTCTATGCTTCAGAACTAAAGAAGATTGATCCAATCAAATCTTCTTTACTTGAAATTGACAAAAGAGACGAATATCCAAATTTAGCTTTTTATATACTTTCTTTAATATTTAGCAAAAACTATAACACAGATGAAAAATTGATTGATATTATCAAAACATCATTTGCCTGTGAGCGTGGAATGATTCATATTGATAAAATTAATAAAACTATTGCTAGATTAATATCTTTTAAGTTTATAGAAAAAATTGATAATGTTTACAATATTACTAAAATTGGATCTTTATCATGTTATTATTTTATTGATCCTTATGATTTGTTTTCTTATCAAATGAATTTTTATGGATTAATAAAAAACAATATGTTGAAAGATAGTTTAGTTTCTTACGCTCTAGCAAACATACCATCAAAGAATTCAACATATATTTCTTCTGAAGAGGCTAGTTTTTGTTTTAATTATAAAAGTAGGTTGCAGGAACTTCTAAAAGATAAGTTTTATGAATCAGCTTGTATTAAATATGGGTTTTCGTATTGGTGTTTGATGCATGGAAACAATTTGGGTCCATTGGCTTATTTGAAAGAACCATTACAAAATGATATTGGTAGAATCACATCATGTTTAGCTATGATGTCTAAAATTTGTGGATGGAACAATTCAGACTTCTTTTATAATCTTTCAAAGAGACTGATATACGGTGTTCGTGTTGAATTGTTGGGATTAGTTGAAATTAAGAATATTGGTAAAATTAGAGCTGAAAAATTATACAGTAGTGGGTTTAAAAATAAACAAGATGTCATGAATAATTTAGAAAAAGCTAGTAAAGCTGTGGGTCTTACAGTTGATGTCTTAAGGGCTTCTTGTCTTCTGGACCAAAAAAGCCAACAGGATATTCAATCTTGATTGTTTTGTGTTCTCCGTCTTTTTTTTCCTCCCACATGCGTATTTGTTCTACATCCATGCCAAGTTCTAAAAAGTGGCAATTGTCTTCAGCAAATACTGGAAGTTTCATCTTTTTTTCGTTAATCAGGATATTAACTTGACAATATCCTGATTTTGGGTCATAACACAAACACGATTTGCATTTTTTTTCTTGCATTTTTTTTGAATCCTGTTATTCTTTCTTATTAAAGGAGTGTTACAATGAATAAACTAATTATAGGTTTGGCAGGACAAGCAGCAGCTGGAAAAGACACAGTTGCTGATATTTTAATTCCAGAACTTAATAAAATTGCAGGATATGATTTTGTAAGAGATTCATTTGCTGGCAATGTAAAGAAAATTTTCGCACAAGCATTTCAGGTTGATCTTCCATTTATTGAATCATGGAAAAGAAGCCCTACTCCTCCTCATGGATTCTTGATCCCTGTTAGAAAAGGCCTACAACTAATTGGTGATGGATTCAGACAAATCAAATCCGATGTTTGGATTGATTATGTTCTAGAGAACCCACAACATGATATCGTTGTTTCAGATGTTCGCTATTGCAATGAAGCAGTTAACATTAAGAAAAAGCAAGGAATTAATATTGTTTTGATTAGACCTGACAAGATGAACAATGATGACAATGATAGTGAGAAGATAATTGGTCAAGTAGCTTTGCACTTTGAAAAGATGGAGTATAACGGTCCTATCACATATAATCAGACATATCCAATGTTTGATTATTTTTTGAAAAATGATGGTGATCTAGATCGATTGAGAAATAGAGTTATCAATCATTTGCTTCCTTTTATTGTTTCCAAAATGACTCGTTAGCGTTTTTTCTTAAGTGCATTTTCTGTTACGACTATAAATTCCCAATTTCTTTTTTTGCAATAGGAATTGGCAGCGGTCCATTTAGCTATATTTTTAGGCCATTTTGTTTGAGATTTGGGCTTTATCTCCCACATCTCAATTTTTCCATCGCTGTATTCTACTAAAACATCTGGAATATAAGTGTGTTTTGAACCTTCAAAGAAATATTCTATATTGACATTTTCAACTCTATAGTCTTTTACATTTGGGTTTTTTTCTAATTTTTCATAAAATTTTAATTCAAGCCCACTTCTGAAATTAACAGTTCTTTTAGTTTTTTCTGATTGGTATGTTCCTTGTTTGAATCTAGTCTTTTTATTTCTATAACAATCACGAATTATTATTGGTTTTAATTGAGCATTTGGTGGAATTTGAACACCTATGTGTTTTGTTTTGTAGTGATTGCAAAGATCTCTCAATGGAGTAAAGCATTTTGTGCAAACCACATAATCATCTCCTTCACGATGGTTTGCAAATATATGTTCTTTCATTTGTTCATGATTATCAAAACCTTCGCTACAAACAAAGCAAAGGAAATCTCTTTTTGCGTTTCTCATTTTGGCATCACAAAAATTTTATATTTGCTAGACAAAATTTTGCATATTTTGTCTAAATCTATTACTTTTACTTTGTCTACTTGATCTTTTTCAATAATTTCGGTATTATCTTTGCCGTTTACAAGATCATCAAGGTTTATGGCTTCAAAATCTTCTACTCGCATAGTTCCGTCAATTGGACTTTTTAGATTGTTGAAACTGATTCTATCATCTTCTGTTGATGCATAGCATTTACCATTTAGACAAAAGTACATAATAAATCCTTTTTTATGTGCAATTCTTTCAAGTTTTGAACATACTTTTTCGTGAAGTGATTGTTTTTGTTTTTCGTGCATCAATTCACTGAAGGTCATCATAATTTTCTTCTTTCTATTAGTATATATTACAGTATGAAAACATTCCTTCAATTTATAAACGAACAAGAACAACCAGAAGATCCTAGTAAAAAACTAGCGAACGCAACAGGAAGTTTGTATTCTGTTTTAAATATAGATCCAAAAGACGTTGAAGGTGCTATTGGAAATTCATCACCATTACTTGCTCAAGGTACGGTGGAATTACCATCAGGAATAATAGATCAGATTGGATTAGCACAATTAGATGTAGAACCTTTAGATAATGGCAGGTATAGAATCAGTATTAAGAATGAAAACGGAAATTTGCTTTACAGAGATGGTCGTAAAGTAAAGCATATGCATTTGATTGGGACTGTTGATGAAGATACCTACAACAGAATTATGACACAAGGGCTGACTGGATGGAATAATATACCAAAGAAGACTAAATAAGGTATGGACAGGTATACATTTAAGAAATGGCTTAAACTTCGTGAAGTATCAACTTCTACTGGTGATGTTGCTGGCTATTCTATGCCAATTGGCGGAATGGTAGGAAGAAGCTTTCCTCAGTTTTATAGTGTTGGAGATCATGGTCTAGCTGGACCACTTCAAGATTTAATTGCGCCAGTTCATAAAAAACGAAGACGTAAGCATAAATAATATGAAGACTTAGGTTTTCCCCCTATATTAAATAATAACATTACATAATATCAAAATACCTATAACTTATACTATAATTCTTAGGGCAGTGTTCGCACTGGGGTTCTGAGAGGTTTCCTGAAAACCTCTCTTTTTTTTTGCCATAATCATTTTTTTAAGCTAAGTTAAACATAACAAGGAGATGTTATGGACGCACTTGATTTAGTTCCTGTTAAAGAGATTCAATGTCTTGATAAAGGTTTTGTAAAACTGATTGATGTGATGCCAAGGATTGTTCCTGATGGGCAGACATGTGATTACGCCATAGCACAAATGGCAAGGGTAAGTTATGGGGCTGGAACCAAATCTGTAAGTGAAGACAAGGGATTAATTCGGTATCTTCTCAGGCATAGCCACACATCTCCAATAGAAGCAATTGATTTTAAATTTGCAATGAAAATGCCTTTATTTATAGCTAGACAAATGTTTAGGCACAGAACCAGTAGCGTGAATGAGATTTCAGGAAGATATTCAGTAATGAAAGATGAGTTTTATATTCCTGCTGTTGAAAACTTAAGAAAGCAGTCTACCACCAACAAGCAAGGTGGAGATGAATTACTTGAGCAAGATATTGCTCAAGATTTTGTAGACAAGATTGATTTGAATTGCAAAGATTGTTATTCTATTTATTTGCAAATGCTTGATGCTGGAATTTCCAGAGAGCAAGCTAGAATGATTTTGCCATTAAATTTGTATACAGAATTTTATTGGAAGCAAAATTTACATAATCTTCTGCATTTGCTGGCATTGAGAGCAGATTCTCATGCACAACAAGAAATTAGGGCTTATGCTGAGGCAATTCTTAAATTGATTAGTCCCTTGGTTCCTTGGACGATAGAGGCTTGGAATGATTATCATCCAATGCGTGGAGCCATGAAGCTTACAAGTCTTGAGAAGGATGCATTATTTAATTCAGACATTGACGGTTCTAGTGTTTTGGATATTGATTCAAAAAATCAAAGAGAAGCACAAGAGTGGTGTTCTAAGAGAGAGCATTTGTTTAAAAAGATTATCTGACGCTCAATTAACTTAAAGAGGTGTTTTATGGCATGTCATCAAGGTTTGAATTTTTTCAGATGGAGTGTTATTGGTATGACTAGTGCAAATTTGTTTCTTGCTTTTTTTATTAGTCTTCGTTTATGGAGTTTGGATTATAAAGTTGAAAATTTTTATGTAACAGACAGTATGTTGCGTAAAGAATTAGTTGATAGTGCTTTTGCGGTTGGTGCAGGAAATTGGAAGTTTGATAAATCTACCAAGCTTGAAATTGTTGACACCAAGTATACTGGTTACGAAAATATTTTATTTGTAGAATTTAATGACGAAAAGACTTTAGAATTACCTGAAGCTAAATTTAGTGAAGGTATTGAGCAGATTGACAATAAAAAATTAAAATTTAAGATAGATGGACTTTTGAAAATGATTTATGTCAAAGTGAAAGATGTTCCAATTTGCACAAATATTAGTATTATTGAATTTAAGTCTTTGAAAAATTAAGATTATTAATAAATAAATTATGATTACATTTAAAGATTATTTGGAACAAAATCACCCTGAAGTTCTTGATGAAGCATGGTGGCACGGGGCTTTAGCTGGAGCCGCATTAGCAGCAACAGGTCTTGCTGGTGGTGGACCATCTGCACAAGGTGCTAGTTCTGGAAGTCCAATAACAACAACTATTCGTAATTATAAAGGAGATAAAGAAGCTCCAGCTGTTTTATCTCAAAAATTTGATAAAATTTTGAAGTATTACAATCTTAAGGTAAAAATAACTCCATCTGCTACAGATAAGTCAATGGTCACAATTAGAGTAGATGGAGAAAACAGTACTAGATCTGGAGATGCTAGATCTGGTCAAGTTTCTGATCAAATTAATGTATTAAAAGGCATGGTTGATGATCTCACTAGAGGCGAGAGTTCTGGTGTGTCAGTGACTCCGCATGGAGCTAGAACAGAAGATGGCAAAGTAGTTGGTC